CCTACGCTTTAGTTCTTTATCATTCAAGCGGTCATCGTCTGCAATATCACGAGGGAAGCCATTGTAGCCTACACCAATAATTCGGTTGTTTGTGTCTACAATTACAGCACCAACACTTTTAGCGGGGTCTTTAGACCATGTAGCGACAAATGCTGCCATTTGTAGAAAACGTATATCCCATTTATTCATTTATAACCTCCGCAACCTTAGTGTAAGTTAGCTCACGCTGATTGTATGTAAAGGTATAAGTGCTTACTGATGCGTCCTTTGATAAACAAATAAAGTTATATTTAGCAATAATACCGTCAGTCCATTGAACATTGTGTCGTGTATAGTTAGACTCTACAGAGTTACAGTGGGCGTTCATTATCTTTCTGTTAATCTTTATCTCCTGTACTCCTATACAACCTGATAAGGTTATTGCGACGAGTATTACAAATAGATATTTCATCGTGCACTAATCTCGTTTCCGCTAATAGGTGCTAGACCCATTGCACGTATCTGATAAAACCCCTTACCATACACCTCGTCGATAACGTCCTGTGCCTTATTCCTACCGCGAACCTTTACGAAGACATAATCTCCAAAAGCATTAATAATATAATATCGTGAGGGTGGTGTGTTATCTACTTGAACTTCTGCTTCGCTTTGAACTACAAATTTCTCGTGCTGATCTTGTACTTCTTGCTTATGGCTCATATGCTACCCCCGTTAAGAATGTATTCTCTATTTACTCTGTAAGTACCTATCTTATACCTAACGAAGTAAGTTTTCAACCTATTTCCGTTTTGTTTTTCGCATTGACGGAACATATAGATAAATCCGTCCAACTGATAAGATTCAATAGCTTCTTGAACCGCAGGGATATAAAGGGCTGCGGAATACAGCCCCTTAATCTTCTTCGCTTTACTGTGGTTTGATATCCTTAAAAACTTGTGCAAACTGATCTGTTTCTTCCAATTCTTGTGATTCATCATCTTCCATTTCCTCGGTGAGACACTTAACAACGTTCTTAAGTCTAGCCTCAATCTCGATAGGAGTCAAGTACAAATCATTTCCTCGGATAACATCCTCAATCTCTTCTTCAGTCAAAAAGTCTTTGTAAATTTCCTTCATCATCTTAGGATATATTTTGTTGTTGTGTGCAATCTTGGCAGCTATTTCGTGGCCCTTGCCACTTGCCCCATACGATACATAGTGAACCATCATTTCACCCCAACGATGGACCTGCCACTTATCACAAGCTAGGAATACCATTGTTGCTGCACTAGCACACTCCTGTTCGATGATGCCTGTGACTAATCCCTTGCAGTCTTTGATCGAATTAATAATCTGAGCTGCAATATCAAATCTACCACCCAACGAGTTTATCCTGAGAATTACCTCGTCTTCTGCTTCTGCGCATCGCAGTAAGTAGCACAACTCTCTGGCTTGACTGAAGTCACTAAACTCGTAGTCTAGGTAGTGTTCGTAAACTTTACTGCTTTTTTCAGTAAAGAATGTTCGGGATGTTGATTCCTGTTCACTTTCTACTTGAAACTTAGTTGCTGTAATCATTTACTTCCTCCTAGTTTATCAAATATTTGCACAAATCTTTTGGTGATTCCCGAGCGAACTACATCATCAGGATAGAAATTAACAACCTCTGCCTGAGCTACTTGGTAGTCTTCGATGATGTTGGAAATGAAGTCAAGTCCATTAGGCCCACGGATATCAGACTGAGTGGCATCACCACACAAGATCAATTGGCAGTTCTCACCAATACGTGTAACGATTGATTTCATATCCTCTGGTGTTGTGTTCTGGGCTTCGTCAATAATCAAGATGCTATTCTCAAAGCTCATCCCTCTGATAGCCTCTAGGGCCTGTATAGTGACCTTTCCAGCTCTTACCCTAGAGTCATAGTCATTCTCACCTAAACGTGTCTTAAATACGTTCATCATAGGCTTCAGGAATGGCTCTAGCTTATCATAGATGGTTCCGGGGAAGAGACCACAAGATTTGCCCATGACAACGTATGGTCTACTTAGTATAACATTATCAACCTCACCACGCACAAGTCGGTTGGCTGCGTGAGCCGATGCTACGTAAGTCTTACCAGTGCCTGCACTACCTGTGGCAACAACAACAACACTTCGTTGTAGCGCAACAATATAATTAGTCTGTCCTATAGTTTTTGCGACAATAGGTTGGGCTTTATTCTCACGTTCATCTTGAAACTTAGGATTCTGCTTTCTTTTTCTAGACATAATTAACAACTCCCATCTGTTTGATTAAGTAGTTTCAATGTATCTTCAATCTTACCATCAATTGTACGCATACCTTCGTTCAGGGCTTGTGTGTATCGCGCAAATGCGTCTGACTTAGCCAAGACAATGAATGCAGCGACCTCTTCTTTAGATACATGCTCAAGCATTACATCTAGACATTTGGTTACGTCATCTTCTGAGACGCATTGTTTAGCTATATCAAATGCCAGAGTTTCATCCCCACCATGATACTGTATCACAAAGCTTACGACTGATTCCAAGTTATCTCGTATGGTTTGCTCAAGCATGTTACCTCCTTACTTACTTAGTTGTTGACTTTTTGCTTCTTGCAGTCTTTGTCGGCTGCGAGCTAGTCTGTGTTGCTGGTTTCTCTTCTTCTTGGGCTTCATCAACTTTTGCCTCTTCGATTAGATCCACTTGGACTTCTTTGACTACGACACACGAGTAATAACCCGGTCCCATAGATTGCGGCATACCTTCGTTTGTATCTGTAAGACCATACCCTTCACGCACAGCTTCTGCAATTTTTAGTGTGAAGTCGTATAGACTATATGCTGAGATGAACTTACTTTCTTGACTCATACTCTGTTCTCCTTTAGAATTGTTTCGTGTATTTTTCAACACAACTAGAGTCTACCATAAAACCGGATAAAGTCAATAGACCTACAAAAAGATTTGCACTAAATTACTGATATCTATAGATATTTATAAATATATTTATATTTTACGCTTTGAGGGGTTGACAACACCAGATTTTGTGCTATCCTTTTTAGAAGTTACCTACAAGTATTCTATAAAACAACTTATAAGTATTCTATAAAATAACCTACTACTCTACTTTAGTATCTTTCTGGTATATTGTTATTCTATAGATTATTATATAATTAGTTCTTGACAAACTAAAAATATTATGATAGACTATTAGTTCAAATTGAATAAAGGTAATAAACTAATGAGTAATAAGTTTACAGAAGGAGTTTCAGGTAACCCGAACGGAAGGCCAACTGGAACCAAGCAGAATGCTCGTAAGCTTGGTGCAACTAAACTCAAGAAACTGCTGAGAGCTTTAGAGCCTTTGGCAGATGAAAGTATCCTAGTTGCTGCAGAGATTATGAATGACTCCGAGGCTAGTCAAGCAACACGCCTTAAAGCATCTATGTCGCTCTTACAGAAGTATACAGAATTGACTGGTGAGGTTTACTTCGAACAGCTTCCGAAAGAAGAAGAGAAAGAAGCTAAAGATTCCATTGCAGATGGTGCAGAGGTTCCCGAAGATGAAGAACCTAGCCAAGGTGGCAAACTAGCATTTCTTAGTAAAAAATAATTTCCCTCCTATTGACAATAAGAATACAATGTGGTCTAATAGCTACATCGACTAACGCAACGTTAGTTAAACAAATACCAGAGAGTCTGGTATCTTAGCCTTCTCCCGAGGCATTTGTTAGATGGTTTCCCGAGTGGAGTAAAACCGTTCTCCATCTAACATCTTATTTATTATTGGTGCGTAGCTCAGAGGCAGAGCAGGGGGCTTTTAACCTTCAGGTCGAGATATCGTAATTCTCCGCACCAACCAATTTTGTCGAGTAGCTCAATGATAGAGCAATCCGCTGATAACGGGTAGACGAAGGTTTGATTCCTTCTTCGACGACCACTATCAAAAGTGTTTTGACAGTACAGAATATTTCTGATAGTGTTACAAGGAATGAGCGATAATCACCCACAAGTCTCTTAAATCGACAGAGTGATTGTAACACTTCTACCCCATCCGGCGAATCCGGTGGCGGGCCTACGAAGCCTGCTTACAGTTGTTTGACTCAACTATGGGGTTCCAAATTAAGGAGAGCGAGATATGTTCTACAGAAAGCAAAGAAAATGGTATACTGATTACCGGAGTTCTTGTAGACTCTCTCTCAGTCAGAAGAAGTTTCTTGACAATTTTAACGATGAAAGTTTTAACACGTATTGTATAGAAAATCTGCACAACGAGGTTTTACTGTCAAACAAAAAACTGATGATCGTTGATGCACTCATTCTTCTGAAAGTTTATTAAACTCGTCTGGCAGATCGGCAGATGCACTACTCTTACACAGTGGACTAGGTAGGTTCGATTCCTACGGCGAGTACCAGTAGAACGGGGAGGTAGCTCTAACGGTAGAGCAGGGGCTTTGCATGTCTCAGGTTCAGGGTTCGAATCCCTGTCTCTCCACCATATTAAGGGTCTATACCATAGCGGTCAAATGGAACGTACTCATAATGCGTTATACCTGTGTTCGAATCACAGTAGACCCACCAAATAAGCCCGTGTAGCATAACTGGACAATGCAAGGGATTTCTACTCCCTAGATTATGGGTTCGAATCCTATCACGGGCACCAAACAAAAGGTTGACAGGTAATATGATATATGCTTTAATACTTCTAGTCGCATTCATGTTGTTACCTGCTGCGCTAGGGACTCTTATGTTATTTCACACACTTGTGAGAACAAAGAGTGCTCCAGCAGATAAGACAAATCGAATTAATCATATAAGATTAGTGTGGTTTGCCTTGACAAGGGAAGAGAAGTTTGTTACACTCTTTCCGTGGCTCAAGAAGGATGAATGGGTTAACATAAACAAGTAACTTAGGAGGATCAGATAATGTTTGACTTAGATGGGGCAAAGGAGTATATTACTAACAGCTCACAGACATCTAGCGTATATATTGGTTGTGACTCCAAGAGATTTGGAAAGAAAGATAAAAGATTTGTTGCATATGTTTGTGTAGTTCTAATACACTTAGACAGCAAACACGGAGCAAAAATGTTCAGCTTCGAGAAGGTAGAAAGAGATTTTGGAAGCCTTCGACAAAGAATGGTTAATGAGGCTATCATGGCTTGCGAGATAGGATATGAAGTTCGTGAAACAGTCGGAGACAGAGTTTTCGAGATTCACTTGGACATCAATCCTGACAAGCGACATAAGTCCTCAGTAGCTGTTAAAGAAGCTTCGGGTATGGTTCTTGGTATGTTTGGGCAGAATCCCAAAATTAAGCCAGAAGCCTTTGCAGCCTCAACTGCAGCCGATAAATTAGTTTGTGGTTACGGGGGTAAAAAGAATTTTAAGAAATTCCTTGACAAACTGAAGAAAGGTGTTAAACTTGAGGACATGGTTTAACAAATCAATAAATCTTTAAGGTGAAGACCTGAAACTAGTCCCTGCTTTTCTACAGGGCATAAATTTAAAGTTTAACTTCCGTAGGTGTTTTAGGCTGCATACACCGTTTGGGGCGGTGTGGGGAACGTTCGAGTCGTTCACGGAAGACCAAATAAAACATAGACACCGGGGAGGTAGTCATGTCAAAGAAAAGAGAACAACTAGGTATGAATCCTAGTACAGCAAGTCATAGATTACTTAGAGATATTCTGTGGAGTCTAGTGCAGAAGTCTGGTCGAGACACTTGCTACCAATGCTCTGCCAAGATGACAAGACAAAGTTTTAGCATAGAACACAAAGAGCCTTGGCTCGACAGTGAAGACCCTGTAGGTATTTACTTTGACCTAGACAATATATCTTTTAGTCATCTGGCATGTAATATCAAGGCTTCTAGAACACCTCATAAGAAATACCACACGGTAGAAGAAAAGAGGACTGGAGGTGCAGAGAGGCAGAAACTCTGGTGGACTTCTTTGAGCAAGGAAGAACAACAATCTCGTCGTAAAATAAAATACGAAAAGTACAAGTGTTAAAATAAAATGGGTGTACGGTGACGATGGTGGTGTCACGGCAGACTGTAAATCTGCTCCTAACGGTAAACAAAATGGTTCGAATCCATTTACACCCACCATATTAAGTACCTATAGTGGAAACGTCAAACACATTCGGTTGCAACCCGAAAGATTGTAGGTTAGAATCCTACTAGGTACTCCAAATACTAGGAGAATACACTATGGAAGATGTTACACTAGCTAAGAAAATTTTAAAAGAAGCACTGTTAAAGGCTCTTGAAGAAATTGGAGACGAAGCAAAGGAAAGCTCTTGGTTCGCTCAAAATAATAACTACCATAATATATTGTGTACCTAATAAAGAATTTGCTCGAATAGCTCAATTGAAAGAGCAATCGCCTTGTAAGCGATAGGTTGTAGGTTTGACTCCTACTTTGAGCACCAATTAACTCGCATTAGATTACTGGCTAGATCATCGGGCTTTCAACCCGAAGAAAGGAGATCGAAACTCCTATGCGAGACCATTTATTAAGTGTGGATTCACGGTGGAACTACCGGGCCTTGAAAAGGTCTTCGTGCGCTTAACTTACACGCTCTTGTGGTGAACTGACTATCACACTACCCTGTCACGGTATAGTAGACGGATTGAAACCGTTCTGGAGCGCCATTATTTAGTAAAGATTACAGGGGTGTATCCAAATCGGCAAAAGGAACCAGACTTTGAATCTGGCTTGTGTAGGTTCGAACCCTACCACCTCTTCCATATTAAGGAGATTGTTATGACAAAAGAACAGTTGAAGATAGTAGCTACAGACTTATTGGAAGGTAGAATACACTCTGGACTGGTTATAACAGAGTATCCTACGAAAGACTTCGTAGAAACTGCTGAAGTAGTTGCTGGTCTTTCTAGTTGCCGAATAGTAAATAGCGACAGAACTATCTTTGTAAACGGTGGACAACTGATGTTTGGAAGAATTGATAACATGCAAGATTGTCATCTACATGCAGGGCGTCGATTTAACGCTATTTATATAAATTCTTATCGCTTAGGTTGTGATGAATTTCTTTATATGTCTAGTAGATTGAGAGGCGGTGAAGGTCAACGTAATTACATTGAATTGTTATAAGTATTCTTTGGTGTGAATAAAGCATTTAAGGATGATGTTCGGGATGTGACCCCGAGGAAGCCAGTTCGATTCTGGTTATTCACCCCAAAGAGTATTTTAAAGTTTAACGCGGATATAGCTTAGCAGGTAGAGCAGTAGGCTTCCACCCTTCCAGCGCCGGTTCGATTCCGGCTATCCGCTCCAAATTAACAAAGGAGAGTGACATGACTGATAGTGAGAAAACAGAGCTATTCAATGAAGCGATTGAGCTTCTAGATAGAGTAGAACAATTACTCGATCAATGTTATATTGCTCACTGTAAGGCTGTTGGAATAGCAGCATAAAGATTTCATTCTTGAGTAGACAAACTGGTAAAGTCGCGTGACTGTTAATCACGTTCCGAAAGGAGCTATAGGTTCGAAGCCTATCTCAAGAGCCATATTAATGCGGGATAGACTGGAGGTGGTTCCAGCTTGGTCTCATAAGCCAAACTACGGTGGTTCGACTCCACCTCCCGCAACCATATTTTAAAGAATGGTCAGGTAGCACCTGAATGAACTGAGGAATTGCAGGCCACCCTCAGAGAGATTAACAAAAAGCCTGCCCAAATTCGTTAGTTGAGGCGATTCGGATGAACGCTTTGATGGAGACACCTGCCAACTATAGCTTTGATCAAGTGAATGTGTCAGTGGTGTGACTAGTACAGGAGAGACTGTGCATTCTAAATAACTTTCTAACAAGAGTTATTCAGAATATGGAGCTTTGGTAGATGTGGTCACTACGCTTGCTTGAAGCGCATGAGAATCAGGTTCGATCCCTGAAGGCTCCACCAATATTACGCAGAGGAAGTCCAGTGCTTTCTGGTATGAATCAATAAGAGGTGTTACGGGTTACCCACAGCATCCATCAGGGGTTAGAATCCCCGACTCTGCTCCTTACTTGGAAGATAAACTTATCTGGTGATAAGGTACGCCTGCTAAGCGCTACGCATGAGAAATCGTGTCCCGTTCAACTCGGGTATCTTCCTCCACGTAGTACGGGCATCTGAAGGGAATTGGTATACCTTTTTGATTTAGAATCAAAAGCTTCTCGGTTCAAGTCCGAGGTTGCCCACCAAACAATGGTAGAATAATCCGAAAGATTGCTGGTTACCGGATGCTGTCTTGAAAACAGTTAGCTAGAAATGGCGTCAGAGTTCAAATCTCTGTTCTACCTCCAAATAAAGGGTTAGGTTCAGGTGAACAGACGAGATTCCAAACCTTGTCTTGTGGGGATCGTTACCTCATTAACCCGCCATTTTTAGAGTACTATCTGAGGGGAGCAAACAAGGTCACTTCCCAAGTTACGGTAGTCCTCTAATTTAATTATGCTCCGGTAGGCTAATCTGGCAAAGCCACAGGGTTTAAGCCTCTGTGTTTGTGAGTTCGAATCTCACTCGGAGTACCACACAACAGTAGTCGGAGAGTTAACTTGCCAGTAAAATACTATCTTGTGCCAGTCATTGAAGACCCAGAGCTGGGCGGCAAGATTCCAGACACCGCTGCGACATCGTGGACGGCTCGCTACCTGTCCGACACGGTTTGCCTGATTCGTGATCCAGACGGTTCACAGAATTACCCGCCGTTGCTGGACAGCACACCGGTAGGGACTTTACCCCTAGAAGTTCAGCCAACCATGACACCAGACGAGATAGATATTGTGTATGCCAAGTGGGGCATAGAACCCATGTCTCTTTGGAGCATGTTGGATGACCGAGTGGGGGGCGTCTAATGGCGCAGTATTTTACGGATTTCAGCTCAACCGCTGACAACACAAGGCCAGCCGATACAACGTTACGCAGGGACGCCAGTGCAAACTGGAAAAAACAAACTGTTACCACTGATTCTGTGCTGCAATACGTTGGAGACAGCGGCTCACCAAACGCCATATCATTTGATTCAGGTGAATCATCTGGAGTAACTGAGCTATACACACAGTTCAGCAACATAGACAATGTTAGCTTGCGATTTGCTCTGTTTGCATCTGATTCCCCAGACGACGAATACGCGGCAACGTTAGGTACTGACGGCACCAGCGGTCCCCCTGTAGTAGCCATACAAAGAAGGGTAAATGGAAGTTTTTCTCTAGTTGCAGTATCGAGTTTCTCATGGGTGACTGGCAACTATTACAATGTAAGGTTTCAAGTATCGCCGGGTTCTCCAAACCAGTTAAAAGTTAAAGCATGGAACGCCGGGGCAGAGGAGCCCGCAACGTGGTCCATTGAAACGACCGACAATGGACGGGTGTTGTCATCTGGATGGAGCGGTGCGCTTAGTTTTGCAAGCTCGGGCGTCGGCAACATAAAAAGACTTGGCATCGGCACTGACGGCGACACAGCCCCGACCGCACCGGTCTCATCAACAACACAAGTAAGTGTTAGTTCTTCTGCAACAGCTCTGAGTAACTTCTCAGCCATAGTAAGAATATCAACCTCTTTCTCAGAATCAGCTACAGCTATCTACAATGATGAGCCTATAGCAACATCTAATGAGTCTATATCCGAAAGTTCTACTGCAGAAGACTTCAACTCTCTTGTATCAAATGCAGTCGCAAATATGCAGGCTGCTGCTTCTGCAGGTGAAAATTGGGCTGAACTGATATCCACTGCAGCAAGTATAAACGAATCTGCAGAACCTACAGACAGTATTTCCTATACAACCTTTGACGCACTGGTGAGACAACTTCGAGAGACATCTACAACATTCTCTAACTTCTACTCTATAGTAACTCAAATATCTGAGATAATTGTCTCAGCCGAAGCTACAAGTCTTTTCTCATCTATTGTTGACGTTCCAAAAACAATATCGGAGTCTGCAGAGGCACAAGACCTAACATCTTATGTCGCAAGAGTAAATGCAATACTGTCAGAGTCAAGTGAGCCTAGAGAAGCATTCTCTTGTATTATAAGGGCATCTACAGAGTTTTACGGCACGAGTGAGGCACTCGATTCCTTTGACTATATCTCATACAAGAATGTCTGTAAAACTCTCACTATTAAGGCGTTAGTAATAAGCTTGGTAGTAGGGAATTCAAGTAGTCTTAAAATAGAAACTCCGGTAACTAGCAAGTTACGTATTGAATAATAAACACACCCAACCCAAGTATATAACGAGGTAGTTATGGAAAGTAGTATCGAAGCTGTTGGTAAGTTTAAAACCAACTCACAGTCTAAAACAGGTCTCCAAGAAAATAACAAAGTAGTAGGGAGCTGGTCAATATCCGTATTTGATCCTGCTGGGGCGCTAGTCTACGAAGATAACTGGACTAACGTTGTAACCAACGAAGGCAAGAACTACTTACTTGATGCAGGTTTATCTGCACAGGCTGTAACCACTAGTTGGTTTGTTGGCCTCACAGATGGAACACCTACAGGGGCTGCCACAGACACGCTCGCATCACACGCAGGTTGGACTGAAGTGGTTGCATACACAGAAGCAGGTAGGCAGGCTTGGACAGGCGCAACGGCAGTCTCTCAGGCTGTTACTAACGCTGCCTCCAAAGCTGTATTCACTATCAACGCAGATGGCACAACAATTGGTGGAGCTTTCCTTGCATCGTCTACACTTCTTTATGCTATTGGTGCATTCTCTGGTGGAGATGTAGTTCTGAGTAACGGTTCAACAATCGAAGTCACTGCACAATTCAGCCTAGTTTAATTGGTGGTAATATGTTCGAATTTCTCTACATTGGTTCCTCAAACCTAATAACAGCCGAACAAATAGTAGACTCGGACGGAGTTGTAGTAACAGCCGCCAATAGCGTTACTCTAAGCATCTATGAGCCAGATGGAAGTCTTCTGTCTGGTGGTGGCCTGCCACTAACATTGATCGAAGACCAAGCTATTGCTGGTGACTACTGCGGTGTTCTTGGCTACGATGCAAACCTTCGACGTAATGTTGTCTACTCGCTAGAGATAGTTGTGATAAAAAACTCAGAGAGGACGACACAAAGAAGACTTGTTAAAGCAGTCTATAAAGATTTTTCCAAATAACCCTTGACAAATACAAAATACCGTGTATACTATCTGTATATCAAGTATTTGTCTCAACACGAGACAGTTTATGAAACAGATTATAGGCCCAGCGAGTCCTCGTCAAGAAGACTTCCTGCTTAGTGATGCTGACATAACAGTGTTTGGTGGAGCTGCTGGTAGCGGTAAATCTTTCGTAGCGTTAATGACGCCCCTTCGTTTTGTTGATGATCCCTTTTTCCGTGGAGTAATATTCAGAAGAACAATGCCGGAGATAACTGCTGGTGGTGGTCTTTGGGATACTGCCCAACAAATGTATAAGGACTTCGACAAAAGAGTTAAGTTCCGCGAAAAAGATAAAGAAGCTATATTCCCATCTGGAGCTAGAATTAAGTTCTCTCACCTAGAAATGGAAAAAGACAAGTACTCGCATCAGGGTGCTCAGTATAGCTTCGTATTATTCGATGAAGGTACTCACTTCTCAGAGACTATGATAGATTATCTTAGGTCTCGTCTTCGTGCTCCTAAGTCTAAATACAAAACACAAATGAAGATCACCTGTAACCCAGATTACGATAGTTTTCTGCGGAAGTGGGTTCAGTGGTATTTAGACCCTATCTCAGGCATCCCCGATCCAGCTAAGGCTGGTATTATGCGTTACTTCGTAAGAAGTGGTGAAGAACTTCAATGGGCGGATACTCGTGAAGAGTTAGAAGAGATACATGGAACTGGCCCAGAGAGTGGTATCATTTCTTTTGTATTTCATCCTGCTACTATCTACGACAACCCACCATTAATGGAAGCTGACCCTTCTTATATAAGCAGACTTAAATCTCTCACAAGAGTTGAGAAAGAACGTCTACTCTATGGTTCTTGGTACGCTAGACCAGAAGACTCTGGTTATTGGGAGAAAGGTTGGGTAGAGTTCATCGCTAAGCGGCCTCTGAAGGTCAAGAAGCGTGTTAGGTCTTGGGACTTGTCGGGTAGCATACCCTCAGAGTCTTACCCCAATCCTGACTGGACTGTGGGCGTCCTAATGAGCCTTGACTCAGACAACAATTACATTATTGAAGATGTGTGTCGATTCCGAGATAGATTCCAAGGCGTCTTCAAAGAAATTGTTAAGTGTGCCAAAGAAGATGGTTCCGATGTACAGATAATCATCCCTGCTGACCCCGGAGCTGCTGGTAAAGCTTACGCGCAACAACTTGTACGTGACCTAGCAGACTTAGGTTTCTACTGTAAGATTAAAACCACCAATCAGAATAAGCTAACAAGGTTTGCACCATTCGCTTCTGTATCAGAGGCAGGATTTGTAAAGATTGTTACAGGTGAGTGGAACGATACTTACACAGATGAGTTGGAATCATTTGACGGTTCTCGTAATAAGAAAGACGATTTATTAAACTTGGTCGTCTATAAACCCATTGAATTCAGTGGATATCCTTTGCGAATGTAAAGGACAATACTGAGCGAAGTCTGAGAACACCTCAGAAACGTGCAACGACTATTCCGAAAGGAAGTACACTCAAGTGAGTGGAAGCGGTGGGGCAGTGAAAGCTGCAAGATATAGTCTCATCTGTACGGTAACGTACAGCACCTTTAAAATAACATAGGAGAATTTCTATGAAAACTTTTGTAAATAACTCCAAAGAAGAGTTGACTGTATTAAGTCAGAAAGGAAAACAGTGTATTATCCGCTTCACCGAAACAGGGAGCATTAGAAAAGCTAATATAGACAACATTAGGGCAGGGAAGGTCAGAGACCTTTATTCACCTAGTGTATACTCTGTAGGCTACTACGGTGAATTCGAGAAAGTAACCTACTGGAAGCAGGCTAAACAGCTTTGGCAGAACATGCTAAAGAGGTGTTACTGCGAAGCCGACAAAAAAGGCTACTACGGTAAAGTTGAAGTAGACCTTAGATGGCACTGCTTCTCAAACTTCTTGAACGACATTAAAAACTTAAAAGGTTTTGAGTGTTGGTTGCAAGGGCAAAATACTGGAAGTACTAAGTACAATCTAGACAAAGATACTATACAAGAGGGTTGTAAGGTATATAGCAAAGAGACTTGCATGTTTATCACCGAGAGTGAGAATAAAGCAGCCGGAGCTAGAAACGGGAAACCTTACACAAAGAATCCAAAGGTGGCTACAGCCTAACTAGCTGTGGTTAAGATTCAACGCAAGTTGACGCATCATCTGATGCCTACTGGTCTCTGACACAATCTATTACATTACCAGATTTCAAGCTACCCAACTTCACACAATCAAACCCATTCACTCTAAACTACAACTGAGGTCATTATGGCAGAAGACAACCTAGATTTAAAGGCTGGTAGTGAAAGCCCTCTAAGACTGAAAATGGGTGAAATTTCAACTATCGGGCTTAAAGTAAGCAACGATAGAATCTACGAAGAAATGAAGAAAGAACTGCGCTGGCCCACAGTCATCACGACATACAAACAGATGAGCTACGATGCAACTATCGCATCTGCTATCGAGTTGTTTGAAATGATGATTGCCAGAGTAGAGTGGTCAGTAGAACCACCAATTGACGCTACACCAGAACAACAAAAGAAAGCTAAGTTTATTGAACAGTGTAAAGATGATATGGAACACACTTGGATGGAATTCATTCAAGAGATAACAACTTATCTTACATACGGCTTCAGCGTTCACGAGAAGGTCTACAGAAGACGTTTACCCGAAACTGGCTCTAAGTACTCAGACGGTCTTGTTGGTTGGAAGAAACTGCCTGTGAGGTCGCAGGACACTATCGAGAAGTTTAAGTTCTCACCTGATGGTCGAGACGTTATCGGTGTTGAGCAAGACCTTTCTGCAAGCTACGATCTAAATAGATTTAGAAACATACTTTCAGACTCCAATAAAGTAACTATTCCACGTAAGAAGTTTCTACTGTTTAGAACAAATCCTAAAAGAAATAACCCAGAAGGCAACAGCCCTCTCAAGAAAGTTTACTTTGCTTGGAAGTATAGAATACTAATTGAAGAACAAGAAGCCATTGGTATTAGCAGAGACATGGTTGGTATGCCAGTTGTTAAAATACCACCACGGTATATGTCAGAGGATGCTACGCCAGAAGAAAAAGGTATTTACGATCACTACCAAAAAATAATTCGTAATATACACAATAACGAACAGTCAGGACTTGTGCTTCCACAAGCATTCGATCCAGAAACAAGACAACCACTGTTCGACTTCACGTTGATGGGTGTTCAAGGTGGTAAGCAATACGATACAGACAAGATCATTAAACGTTGGGATAACAAAATCCTAACTCTTCTTTTTGCTGACTTTCTTAAAATGGGTCAAGATCAGGTAGGTTCCTTTGCTCTTGCGGGCGAGAAAACAAGTCTTATGACTATGGCTGTAGAAGCTAGACTGCAAGAAATGTCGAACACATTAAACTCCGATCTGATACCTCAGACATTCAAAATGAATGGTTGGTCAGACACAGATTATCCTAAGTTTAAATTTGGTGATCTAAATGAAGTTGATCTTGAAGAATTCTCAAAAGCAATTCAAAGAGTCTTCTCTGTTAACGCCATAGAAGCTGACCGTCCTGTTATGAATAAGATCAGAACTACTATATTCAAAGTTGATCCTAAACCTGAGGATGCTCCTGTAAACAAGGACGAGCTTCCTAAAGTAGAGTCTAGATCAGGTGACGGTATGGCTAAAGGTTCTTCTAACGGAACATCAGACGATGCTGCAGCGACAGACACTTCGGCAAGCAACGCAGATAACGCAGGGTAATTATGAATGAACGTAAGTTTATGGAGGGCTTAACCGCCCTTCTTTCAAAATGTTTTGGCTCTGATGCAGACGATGCTCCGAGGCACGAAGAAACAGATAAAACTAGGGAAGGCATTTCAGTATCCAAGTCAGTAGACGATGAACTGAAACAAGCAACCTTCTTAGTTTTATCTCCCGATGAAGTTGATCTTCACGGAGATATTTATGATGCAGACGAGGTACGTAAAGCCTGCCATAATTTTCAAACTCATTGCAGAAAAGCTAATCTATTCCACGAGGTTCAAACAAACCTTGCATTTATTGCTGAGTCCTATATTGCTCCTGCAGACTTCTACCTAGAAGAAACATTTGTACGTAAAGGTAGTTGGCTACAGGTGTGGCAAATAGAGGACGATGTGCTCTGGAGTGGTATTAAGTCTGGTGACATTAACGGGGTTAGCATTGGATGCACTGCAACATACGAGGAACTAGATGATGAAGGCTAAACGTCAGCTTAAGAATTTTGATTTTGAACAAGAAGGTGCTCACGTAGCTCTTGTTGGTAAACACCAAGGTGGGCCTGCAAATGGCTATACAACACTTGTTACCAAGGGTACTAAGGGTATCCCAATTACCTTTGTAGAAAAAGCTGATATGGTTCGTGTAACAATGACCATTCAGGACTTCCTAAGAAAATTCTTCTATATGTATTATGAAGATGCCGAAATTCTTGCACAAATACTTGGTTATGAAACAAGTACGGATGGGGATAGTGGTATAGAGTCTTATGACGACTATATCCAAAGTCAAGTCGATTCTGTTGAGATAATGAAAAATCTCTTTAAAGCAGATGATGTGACCAAAGCTCTTTCAGAGGTTACCGAAGAACAATTCGAAAAACTTCTTGAAGATCAAGTTCTGGTCGAAAAAGCTATGTCCTCAAAAGAGGCCGTTTCAAAACAAACCGTAGAAAAAATTAAAGAGGACGTACCTAACATGTCTGAAGAAAAAACAGTTCAGAAAGCAGAACTAGAAGCCCTTATTGAAAAGGCTCTATCTCCGCTTAAAGTAGAACTTACAAAAGCAAATGAAACTATTGAGACATACAAAGCTAAAGAGCTAGAGCTGACTGCAGCTACTCGACTGGCTACTCTCAAAGCTACTGTTAAAGATGAAGAGAAGGCTACAAGTCTTGCTAAGTCTTTTGCAAACCTAACAGACGAAGCTTTTGCCTCTACTGTAGAAACACTTAAAGCAATTGCGGTGGCTGGTGAAGCTGGCGAAATGTTCACAGAGAAAGGTGTAGACACCGAACTTGAAGAACCTGCTGCTAAGAACTATACACGCGAAGCTCTTGAAAAGCAATTTGCTAAATAATCCTAAATAATACGGAGAATAAAATATGACACTTATCGCTCGTGAATTCCCACGTCTTTCTAACATGCTAAAAGGCGAACTGTGGCCAGAACGTGGTTACTGCCGTAAAACTGTAACCGTAAGTGAAGGTACTGCTATTGACTATAAAATCGGTCAAGTACTAGGTACAGTTACTACTGGTGGAAAGTATAAGCAGTATGATGATGCTGCAACTACAGGGGAAGAAACAGCCTCTGCTGTTGTTTTACAAGATATCTCAATCCTCGCATCAACCGATACAACTGTACTAGTGCTTGTTAAAGGCCCTGCTATCGTTGCAGACGGTGGTCTTGTATTCAAGGCCGGTGCTGATAAACCCGCTGCTTTCGTAGCCCTTGAAGCCCTTGGCATCAACGTAGATACACAAATCTAATAACAACTCACACTAGGAGAGTTTTTAATGGCTACAATTCGTAGTTTTGATAAACCGTTTGAGTTAGTAGACTATACTCAAGAACTTCTTATTATCCCTAATACTTGGGGTCTTATGAACGAACTGAATGTTTTCGAAAACGAAGGCGTAGCTCAGCATAGCATCACAGTTGAGAAAATCGACCAAACACTTGCTCTGATCACTGACCGTACTCGTGGTGAGCGCAATAACGTGAACAAAGATGATAGCAGAGAGCTACACAGCTTTCCTATTCCTCACTTTCCTCTGGATGACTACATTACTCCAGAAGATATTCAAGGCAAACGTGCTTACGGCAAAGCAAACGCAGAAGAACAGCTCGGCTTTGTTCGTGCTCGTAAACTGCAACGTATTCGTCGTAACCACGCCGTAACACTTGAAGCAGCTCGTATGCAGGCTATCACAGCCGGTACAGCTTACGCTCCTAACAACACAATTGCCATCGACTGGTACAGTGCTTTCGGTATTACTCGTACAGTTGTTGACTTTGTTCTTGGTGCAGGTACTACAGATGTTGTCGCTAAGGGCGAGCTAGTTCTTGCTGCTATCCAAGACAACGTTCTTAGTGGCGATATTGTCAACGAAATTGTTGGCCTTTGTTCACCTGAGTTCTTCACCAAGCTGATCGCACAAGCTGGTGTTAAAGAAGCTTACAAGTACTACAGCTCGACTCAAGACCCGCTGCGTAATCGTCTTGGTAGTGGCCTATATCGTGAGTTCTCTCATGGTGGTATCCGTTACATCGAATACCGTGGTGCTTACAACGGCACAGCTCTTATTCCTGCTGGCGATGCTTACTTCATGCCTATGGGCGTTACCGATATGTTCAAAACATATTTCTCACCAGCCAACAAGTTTGGTTTTGTGAATACAAGCGGTGAAGAAGCTTACGTGTTTGAATATCCGGGCGACCGTGATGAGAAGATCGTTCTTCAGTCAGAATCTAACTTCATCAACATGCTGCGTAGACCGCAGGTTGTTGTTCGTGGTCATACTTCTAACTAAGATCGTATAAGATATCGGGGAGGATTTTCTCCCCTTTATTTTACTAAGGGTATTCTAACGAGTTCTTTTAGTAAAATACCAAGCCAATTCTATTCAGAGGTAAAGCCCAATGTCATTCACAGGTGATCCAGTAAATAATCCACTAGATAGGGTTCGTCTTATTACAGGTGACACTGACCCTGTGTACGAGTTTCTTGATGATAGCACCTATCAGTATGTATTGGATAAAAATACTTCTAACGAAAAACAAGCTGCCCTAGAAGCCGCCAAGTACATCCTAGCAAACATTACACGATTCACTAGGGAACGTACAGGTGACATAGAAGTATACGGTAACGAGTTCTTTAGGAACTACAGAATCTATTTGATGGACCTAATCAGTAATCCTAACTTCACTTCAATTCTACCGATGCCCTATGCTGGTGGCATATCTAAGAGAGATATGTTGAAGAACGACGAGAATTCCGACAATGTAAGGCCCACTGTATACGCAGGCTTTGCAATAGAAGAACACTCCTACGAGGATATAACAGACAATGGGCCGTTTAAAGTCTAATACAAAAGGTTGGGACCGACTTAAAAAAAGATTGGTCAGGTTTGATAGGCGAAGTTTTGACGTTGGCTTTTTCGAGGATAAGAAGTACGGCTCAGAAAACGATAATCTTAGTGTAGCTGAAGTTGCTATGATAAACGATGGTGGCTCAAGCACAAACCCACCAAGACCTTTCTTCAGTGTAGATTTTAAAGACTATGCTGATAAGTCCTTCCAAAAGAAAGCTAAGAAGCTATTCGTAGCTTTAGTATTACAAACCAATGTCGCATACGTCAGAGAACTTAAGAGTATGGGAGCTGAATATTCTCTCTCACTTAAAACTTTTATTCTAGACTATCCGGGTAGTAACTCTGATGATTGGGCAGAAGCAAAAGGATTTAACGATCCTCTCTACCACACTGGTACTATGGCATCTGCTGTAGATTACAGAATTACTAAAAGGAACTTCTAATGTTTTCAAGTAAGTTTCGTGGATTAAATTCAACAGGAAAAGTTCCCTTAGACCTGAGAAGACCAGACGGAACTGGCGGTAGTTACGTCGATGGTATATTTCAAAAGAGTGAATACAGCATTGTTCCTATATTTGCCAATATACAACCAGTTGGTTACAAAGAAACTCAAATGGTTGCCGAAGCAGATCGGTCTAAGAAAATGGTTAAAGTCTATTCTTCTTCTGCTATTTTCAGTGAAGAAGAGAATGAGAATGGCCCAGATGAGTTTGATTGGGAAGGCGATAGATTCAGAGTTATGAAAGTGTTGAATTATAGTATGCACGTATTGGATCATTACAAAGCTATCGGAGTTATGAAAGAGAAACTAGACTCGGAGTGGCCTACACCATGAGCATTTATTCTTCTTTACGAACAGCTCTCTACAATTCTAGCAAAGCTCTTATCCCAAATAACGAGGTAATACACTCGCATCAGGGAGAGCAAGAACCTAAAAATTCTTATTGTTCTATCAATATTTTGAAGACAGATAAGATTGGTATGGAGTATCAAAATACCTATGCCGCACCAGACCCAACTATAAGCTCTGTCAGTGTCTATGAAGTCACTGTGCGGTATATGTTTATAGGTCTAGAAGCAGGAGACGTAGCCTTCGAGTTTGAAACTGTAGCTGACAATCCCGCCTCTAGGTTCTATTTTGGGACAGAAAGCCTCGCCATTATGCGAAAAGGTGAGGTTCGCAGAATACCAGAAAAAAGAGACACAACTTGGGTAGAGAACTTTATCCTTGATGTTGTCTTCTCATATGCTGTCGTGACCTCGCAACCGATAGACATTATAGAAACCGTTTCTTGGAACGAAAACATAATTCCATAACCTTAGCTAAGGAGTAAGCAATGACTGTTCTTACAGACATTATTGACATTCAAATCTCAAGGGAAACTACCGCTGTGTCAAGAGCAGCGTTTAACGTCCCTATGTTCCTTGCAACACATGCGAACTTTGTAGAAAGAGCCAGATCATACGCAAGCATTTTAGAAGTTGCTGCTGATTTTTCATCTATTAGTTCAGTATATATTGCTGCAAGTAAATTCTTTGGTCAAGATATTCGACCACCACAGATTGTAGTTGGTAAGAGATACGCAGAAAGTATTGCAGTATCGCTAGATAGCCTGACCGGTCTTGTTGAACTGACCTACGATGGTCAGACAGTTACTACAGATATCTCAGGTGCTGCAGATGCTACAGCCGCTGTTGCGCTACTTGAGACTGCCTTTACTACTGCTGGTATCTCTACGATTACCTTTACAGATAATGTTGACGGTACTTTCGATATTGCACCTGCTGTTGGCGGCGACCAATATAGCTTTGTAGCTACTACTCAATTCAGTTTGGTCTTCACTGCTACAGAGACTTGGGTTGATGCCCTCGACAACGTTAGCGATGAGAACAACGAATGGTATGTTCTAGCTGCTGAGACACACCTTGAAGCCGATATCCTAGCTCTTGCTGGTGCTGTTGAAGCCCGTAAGCAAATATTTGGTACATCTTCAAGTGACGTTGACATCATCGACTCTACTGTTGACACAGACATCAGTACACAACTGTACGACCTCGGTTATCAAAGAACCTTCCTAACTTATTCACCAACTGCTGATACACAGTATCCAGAAGCTTCTTGGATTGGTGGGCAGATAGCAGAACAGCCGGGATCAAATACTTGGAAGTTCAAGTCTCTTACAGGTGTTACTGTAAATGGTCTAAGTTCTACACAGTCGAATGCTGCTAAAGCTACTAACGCCAACACCTACGAAAGAGTAGGCGGTGTGAGCATGATGTCAGAAGGTACAATGGCTGGTGGTGAATTCATCGACGTTATTATCTTTGTTGACTGGCTCGAAGCTCGTATGCGTGAAAGCATCTACTTCCGTCTTGTGAATACTAAAAAGATTCCTTATACGCAAGCTGGTGTTACACTGATCGAAAACGAAATTCGTAGAGTTCTCGCTGAAGGTATTGCTAACGGCGGTCTTGCACCGAATCCACAACCAACCGTCTCTGTGCCAAACGTACTGGCTATCTCAGCCAACCTACGTGCTACACGTAATCTTGAAGGTATTACCTTTGAAGGCCGTTTGGCAGGCGCTGTACACTTTGTTAAAGTTCGCGGAACAGTTACAGTCTAATAGGAGGACATAATGGCTAGTACATATACATCTACATTCAGCCCACAAGACGTAACAGTTGTAATTGCTCAAGGGGCTTTCTCACACATCGTGAGCGGCTTCTCTGAGGATAGCATTGTTACTATTGAAAGAAACAGTGAAACATTCACCCTGTACACTGGTGCTGACGATACAAACTCTCGTATTTATCAACCGAACACTTCGGCTATGATTACACTCCCACTTCAACAAACATCTAACAGTAATGATATCCTGTCTCAGCTATATGCTAATGACAGAGCATCTAGAGATTCTTCTGGCTTGTTCTCAATCACTGTTAAAGATAACTCAGGTCGAAGCTTGTTCTTTGCCGAAGAAGCGTTCTTAGGTAAAGTACCTAACGCAAGCTTTGGTAACACAATGCAACTACGTGAGTGGGATATCCAAGCAGTACGTCTCGATGTTATCTTTGGTGGTAACGCAAACTTCACACCTGAAGATGCTGATTCATTCGAACAGCTAGGTGGAACAGTCGAAAGTAAATGGAGAGCATAAGCTCTTAACTTCTAAGGGAGGGGGAGGCAACTTCCCTTCTCTTTTTTTTTTCCTATTTTTATGAAGGCTGCATACATGCGTATAGCTAGTTATTCCCCAACAGACGTGAGTGTTCTACTCGGCGGATTCCACCAGATAACTGGTTTCATAAGCGGCTCTTTTGTAAGTATCTCAAAAGATGTTCAACCATTTAAAACAACCAGAACGGCTGATGGTGAAACTGCAAGAATACACGTTAAAGACTCAACCTTTACAATTACAATAAAATTGGCATCTACAAGCCCAACTAACACAATACTTACGAAATTATACCAAGTAGATGAGCTGACACAAAAAGGTAAAGTACCGCTGTTTGTGAAAGACAGTCTTGGTAGCAGCCTTTTCCTAGCACCAACTTGTTGGGTAAAAGAAGTACCAGACCTAGAGTTCTCGGATGCTGTTACAGAACGTACTTGGGTGTTGCAAGGCGCTAATGGTGTTGTAAACTACGGTGGCAATATCGACGATAGTTCTGTACTAGAAGATTTCGCCAGTGTTGCTCTTGGTGGTATTGGATCATTCTTATAAAAGGAGTCTAGAATGGCTTTCGAAGTAAACACATACAGCCCATCAGAAGTACTCTTCGAAGTGGCTGGCTACCAGATTTCTGGCTTTAAAGCCATTACTGTATCAAGAAACTCCCCTAGCTTTACTATCATAAAAGGTATCCGAGGGCGTAACAGCAGAATTAGAAATAGAGATTCTTCCTGTACCATCACAGTGGACTTGATACAGACATCTATTATTAACGATGTTCTGACACAGTTACACCAAGAAGATATACGAACAAATGCTGGAAGATTCAATTTAGACTTGACAGATCAGCTTGGTAGTAGTAAAATAGTAAGTAAGGATTCATTTATTGAGTCTTACCCCGAACTAGTATATTCTGACAGCATTGAGTATAGACGCTGGTCTTTCATCTGCCTGACTACAGACTACTACACAGTTGGCGGTAACGGCTAATACCACGAGTCCTACAACAAACAATTTAACTAAAGGTAAATAATATGCGCGAACAAAAGCAAGTAACCATCGGACAAGATTCCTACCTTCTAAACCAATTTGGTGCTATCGAAGGTCTAAAATATCAAAAAGCTTTGGCCCAAGTTATTCTCCCAGCTATTGCTGAGATTACTAAAAGTGGAGCTAGCTCAGAAGAAGACACACTTTCTATTGGTATGGCAAAACTAGCAGAGAACATTGACAAAGTAGACGAACATATGATCGAAGCTATGGTTGTTCGTGGTGCTACCAAAGACAACATTGCAATTAACTTTGACAACGAATTCGCTGGGCGATACATGGAGCTGTTTCTGTTGCTCAAGGAGATTGTCATGTTTAACTTTGGCTCAGTTTTTACGATGCTAGGTTCCGAAGAAAAGTAACAGAATCTTCCGAGCCTGTTGGTAAACTGCAGAAACAGGTAGCAGATACATTCTCTCAAGACCCTCGGGTAATGAGTCTTCTGCTATTTGAACCGACCCTGTGTACCCTGCAGGAACTCCAAGATACGTATAGTTTAAAAGATTTCCACGACTTACTTGAAATAGTCGATGTGCAGAGAGCATTTAAAGAAGAAGCTCAGAAGCAACGGGAAAAAGAGAACAATAAGAGGTAATGTTATGGCTACTGGTAGTCAATTAGCA